ATCGTTCAGTACCCTCGCCATGCAAATCTAAGTTTTGACTTGAAAGGCTAAATCATGTCTCCCATCACAGCACTATTAGAAGTCGGCTCCAAGCTCATCGACAAGTTTATACCTGATCCTGAAGCCAAGGCCAAGGCCCAGATGGACTTGGCAAAAATGGCGCAGGATGGCGAGTTGGCAAAGATGGCGAACGACACCAAGTTGTTTGAGGTCGAGCAGGAAAACACCACAGACCGCTGGCGCTCGGACATGGGCAGTGACTCATGGCTGTCCAAGAACATCCGCCCAATGGCTTTGATTGCTATCTTTGTGGCCTTCTTCCTGTTCACCATGATGTCTGCGTTTGGCTACAACGCGCAGGAGTCTTACGTCCAACTGCTGGGCCAGTGGGGGCAGATCATCTTCCTTGCCTACTTTGGTGGCCGTACGGTCGAGAAGCTGGCCGACATGAAGCTGGGTAAAAAATGAAGCTGACCGATCACTTTACCCTTGAGGAGTTGACTGCCACCAGCCACAGGCAGTTCGATAACACCCCCAACGATGCCGAGATGGCAAACCTTGTCCGATTGGCTGAGTTCTTGGAGAAGGTTAAGACCTATCTGGACGGCAAGCCAATCATGGTCAACAGCGCCTTCCGATCAAAACAAGTCAACGACAGCGTAGGCTCCAAAGACACCTCCCAGCACCGTTTGGGCTGCGCGGCTGACATCCGAGTACCAAGCATGGCGCCAGACGCCGTGGTGAGGGCTTTGGTGGCCTCCAAACTGCCTTTTGACCAGATCATCCGTGAGTTTGATGCTTGGACCCATATCAGCATCCCAAACAGCCCCGATGGGCCTCCACGCAGGCAGGCTCTGATTATTGACAAGCTCGGAACCCGCCAGTTCGTTTAATTGCCTTTCGTTTAAGCAGAGACTAAAATGACCTACAAACTTACAAGAGGTAATTGGTAATGACAGTCGCCGCCGTAATGACCTACGACTCGCTGGTCGAAAACGTTCAATCTTATTTGGAGCGAACTGACCCAGCGACTTTGGACAAAATCCCGCTGTTCATTATGCTGGCCGAGCAAACAATTGCCGCCCAGATCAAGTTCTTGGGCAACATGACCGTGCAGCAAAGCACCATGGTGCTTAACGCCAACGTGATCGACAAGCCAGCCCGCTGGCACAAAACGGTTTCCATGAACATCACGGTGGCGGGCAAGCGCCAGCCAGTGCTGCTTCGCAAGTACGAATACCTGCGCGAGTATTGGCCCAACCCAACGGCCTCAGATGTTCCCAAGTTTTACTGCGACTACGACTACACCCATTGGATGGTGGCCCCCACCCCCAATGATGACTACGTTTTTGAAGTGCTGTACTACGAGCGCCTCCAGCCTCTTGACTCTTCCAACCAGACCAACTGGTTCACCACTTACGCCCCGCAGGCGCTTTTGTATGGCACTTTGCTTCAGGCCATGCCGTTCCTGAAGAACGATGAACGAGTGCAGTTGTGGCAAGCCCTGTATCAGCAGTCCATGGATGTTCTGGTGGCGGAAGACAAACTTCGCGTGGCCGACCGTCAGGCGGTTGCGATTGACACATAAGGATCGATGATGAGTTACAACAGCCCCTTCACAGGTAATGTCATCCAACCAACGGATGTTTCGTACCGCTCGGTTACTCTGACAGCCAACACTCAACTAGAGTGGCCGCTCAACGGCAACGCTACGGATGACTTTGTCGCTCGGATCATGGACGTTACGGCCAGCGCTGGCCTGTCACTGTTCATGCCTCCAGCCAATCAAGCCTCAGTTGGAAATGACTCCCTGATTCGCAACGTTGGGGCCAATTCGTTTACGGTCAAGACTTTTGGCGGCACTTCGACCATCATCACTATTGCCCCGGGCGAGGCCAAGTACGTTTACATCAAGACCAACCCGACCGATCAGGGCACTTGGGGCAACATAGCTTTCGGCACGGGCACATCTGCGGCAGACGCGGCAAGCCTTGCTGGAGCTGGTTTGCTGGCTTCTGGCTCAACTCTGAACCAGAGCCATCCAGTAGGCTCAGTGACCGCTGCGTACACCTTCCTGACCACCGACAGGGCCAAGGTCATGATCTGGTCTGGTGGTACAACCAGCGTTACGCTGCCCTTGTCCTCTACGACTGGCGACAACTGGTTTACGCTGTTCAAAAACAACGGAACTGGCACGGTCACCATCGGTACCACAAGCGGTCAATTTATTGATGGCGCGGTTACCAAGTCGTTTGATCCGGGCGAGTCTGCGTTCATTGCATCCACGGGAACAGAGTACGTCACCGTTGGTTACGGCGTAAGCACCCAGTTTGAATTTGGTGTGCTCACCAAGCCTGTCGTAACTGGGACTTACACGCTGACAGCCAGCGAGGCCTCAAACACCATCCAGATTTACACCGGCACGCTTACGGGCAATGTGACGGTCATCGTTCCTCCAGTGGTTAACCTGTATGTCATCTCAAACCAGACGAGTGCAGGCGCCTTCACGCTGACGATCTCCACGGGCTCGGTTGGTGCGAATACCGCCACCGTTCCAGCATCGGGTCAGGCAACGCTTGTTTGCGATGCCACAAACGTTTTGAACGCCAACACCACCCAAGCTGGCGGTACAGCCTTCAGCCTCGTGAATGGCTCGGCCGCATCACCATCGCTTAATTTTGGCAACGAGACCAACACTGGTATCTATCGCCCCGGCGCTGGTCGCTTTGGCATTTCGGTGCTGGGCAACTTGGTCGTAGATGTTCAGGCCTCGGGGATAGCTGTTACTGGTTCTGGAAATTTCACTACCGGCATTTCTGGCGGGGTATTTTCGTGACCAAAAAAGTCTTTGCGCTCGACACCAAACCCGGCATCCAGCGGGATGGAACGCTGTTCGACAAAGAGTTTTATGTCGATGGGCAATGGGTCAGATTTCAGCGTGGTCGCCCTCGCAAGATTGGCGGCTATCGTCAGATCACAGACTCCCTTGCAGGCCCCTCACGGGGCATTTTCGTTGTTCCTCGTAGCAATTCCAACAACGTCTACAACGGGTACTCAGACGGATTGCAGGTTCTGCCGATTGACAACAACGGCATCGGTTCTGGCATCTCTGATGTCAAGTTCAGCGGTGCTGTTACCTCTTTGCAGATCATCAGCGGCGGTACTGGATACACAAACGCCACATACACGGGCGTGCCCCTGTCCTACGTAACCGCAGGCGATGGCTACGCGGCCGTTGCCGACATTACAGTTTCTGGCGGCGCCGTCACCACAGTGACCATCATTTCTGGTGGCTGCGCGTACTTGCCAAGCGAATACCTTACGGCTGCAACCGCTCTCATCGGCGGCACTGGTTCTGGATTTTCGGTCATCGTAAGCTCTATCCTTCCTTGTTTTGCGCCGTCAGGAGAAAACCTCTGGCAGTTTGACTCGTTCACTGACTCCTCTGGAAACGGCCTGAACTACCTGATTGCGCACGCTGGCAAGAACCTAAGCGACATCAGCAACGAGATCGATACTCGCGTCATTGCAACGCCTCTGGGCACTGACACGATGGCTATTGTGGGAGCTTTTGAGGCCACGGTAGCAACCATCACAAGCGGATCTTCGACGATCACTTTGGCGGCAGCAAACTTCCAAGTTGGCTTTAATCAAACCGTGCGCGGACCGGGCATCCCCGTAGGTACTCGCGTGGTCTCTGTCTCTACTACAACGGTAGTGCTGGACCAAAATGCCACGGCCAGCTATACAAACGTGCCAGTCATCTTTGACAACAATGTGGCCGTTTCTGGCGGGGTTGTTTCTCTGCACCCGTACCTCTTCGTGTACGGCGATAACGGCTTGATCCGCAACTGCGCAGCAGGCAACTTCCACGACTGGGTCTCGGCCGATGCCAACGAGGCGAACATGGCGACCGGCAAGATCGTCAAGGGATTGCCAGTGCGAGGTGGCTCGAACGCACCTTCTGGGCTGTTCTGGTCGCTGGACTCCGTCATCCGCGTGAGCTACAACCCAACGTCCATCACCTTGGGCAGTACCGCTGTGACGCAGTTCTGGCGTTATGACGTGATCAGCAGCCAGTCTTCCATCTTGTCGAGCCAGTCCGTAATTGAGTATGACGGGATCTACTACTGGGTCGGCGTTGATCGGTTCTTGCTCTACAACGGCGTGGTCAAGGAGATTCCAAACTCCATGAACCAGAACTACTTCTTTGACAACCTAAACTACGCCCAGCGCCAAAAGGTCTACGCCACGAAGGTTCCTCGCTTCGGAGAGATCTGGTGGTTCTATCCTAGGGGCAACTCCGAAGAGTGCAACGACTGCATCATCTACAACGTTCGTGAAAACGTCTGGTATGACGTTGGTACCGCTTTGGGCGCCCGCCGCTCTGCTGGCTACTTCTCGCAAGTGTTCCGATTCCCCATCAATGCTGGAAACGAGATCAACAGTGTCGGGGGCTTGTTGGCGGGAGCGATTACGAATGCAGGCTCAGGCTACGCGGACGCCACCTATACCTACCTGCCCCTTACGGGCGGCTCTGGAAGCAGCGCAACGGCCACCTTGGTGGTTTCTGGCGGGATTGTTGTATCAGTCGTGATCAATGACCGTGGCGTCAACT